CAATGTCAGAAGAGACGACACCAACCAATAGTGATGACGTAAGAGTAAATATTACTGCTAAAGACGCAGCAGCGAGATTAACTCCACCGGGTGTAGATATGTCTAAGATGTCACCAGAACAACAAATGGAATTAACATCTAACATGGTACAAGCATCCACATTGCATGAAAAATATGTAGCAAATATGTCGCCTGACGAGGTAGAGGTATTTGATGCATTATTACTTGCAACACCGCAAGATGCTCCGGTAAAAGAAAGATTTACTTCAGCACTAGACAAATTTAATAAAGTTAGAAATAAAGAAGAAAAACAAGAAGAGACAAAAGAAGAGGAAGTAGAGAAGACAGAAACTGCCAAAGTTGCACCGAAAGGTGAAATGGATGTAGCGGGAAGTCCTTCTCCTACACCTGATGGAAATTTATTGTCACCAGAAAATGACGCTCCTTTAGGAGACGACAATGATTATTTTAGGTTTCTAGAGAAACGTTATAGACAACAAACAACCATTAGAAGAAAACAAAATAATTAATAAAGGAGGTTATTGATTATGCCACAAGGAGCTATAAGCTACTTAAACGAAGAGGCTAGACTTGCTAAAATCAAAATTGATTCTGATATCAGATTTCAAGCTGGTAACATGATGCAGTTTAGAACGCTGTCTAAGCCAATTCAATCATATGGTAAAAACAAAGGTTCACAAGTTGAAATCGAAAAGTATCAAAAACTTGGTACTGCAACTGGTACAATTTCTGAACTACAGTCATTACCTATGCAAAAACCAAATGTTGGTTTCGTAGTTGCTACAGTAAATGAATATGGTAACGGTGTATCTTACACTAGAAAAGCACAAACACTTGCGGAATACTCTGTTGATGAAACACTCAAAAAAATATTAAGTATGAACGTTGCTGAATCTATGGATAAGATTGCTGGTACTGAATTCCAGAACGCTGATGTATTCTATACACCAACATCAAGCTCTGCAGGAACATTAGATAAAGATGGAACTGTAAGCACAGGAGCAGGAGCTAGTATTACTTCTGCACACATAAGAGACCTTATCAGAAATCTTAAAACTGATAATGTACCAAAATATGATGGGAACAATTACTTAGGTGTGTTCTCACCATTTGCAATGGCAAAACTATTTGAAGATACTGCAAGCGGAAGCATTGTAGACTTACACAAATATGACCAACCAGAGAACTTAATCAATGGTGAAATTGGTCAATACTTTGGAATGAGAATGATAGAAGAGAACAACGTTCTTTCTAACACAATCGGTGGGTCAGCACACAATGGTGAAGCTATAGTTTGTGGATTCGAGCCAGTAGTAGAAGTGTTAGCACAACCTGAAACTACAATGGTAGAATCTTGGGACTTCGGTAGATTCACAGGTGTTGCCTGGAACGCACTGACAGGGTTCAAAAAAGTTTGGACTAATTCAACTGACGGTGAGTATCATATGTTACGTATACACAGTAACGACTAAGGAGGTAAATAACAATGGCTTTTAATAGTAAAACAAATGCTATGATAATTCCAGTATCAGCTAACCTTGACGGTTCAGTTGGTGATGACTTTACCTTCAAAGTAAATCATCCTATGGTTATCCATAGATTTGAATTTATCGTACAAACTGCAGTTGTAGCTACATCTACTGACCCAGTAGTATCATTAGATTTTACTGACACAGTAGGCAGCGTATCTAGAGCTGAAAAAGTAACACTAACAATTCCAAACACTACAGCAGCTGGTGTAACAATAGAAGCGGACTTAACTCCGTTCTTTGTACAAGACACTGACATCTTACATTTTGAAAGAAAAGTACAAGGTGCTGGTGGCTCAACAGCTGGTGACGGATATTATCTTTTATATTATGAGTTAATTCCTGACAGCAATGGAGTTGCATAAATGTGGTATAGAGTGCACTTAAACAGAGTACACTTTAACCCTTTGGACAAAGAGGGCAAGATTTGTAGAACCTTGTCCTCTGGTCCTACTTTTAATTGTACAACTGAATCAGACTTAGAATTAGAATTATTGTATCTGTTAGCAGAACCTAACTCTGAACTTATGCAATTTGTTAAATCCTGGACGGAACAAGATAATGCTTGGTACCAGCTAGTATTTACCAAATTGTCTAATGCAAGTAGAGCAGGCTTTACTGGTAATAAAAAAGTATTTACATATATGGGATACACATTATGTCAACGCATAAAAGACCATATAATATTTGAAACAAAGTATATGAATATAGGAAAACTTAGCTCTTACAATATAGGAGCAAGTAGAGATGTAAGAGAAGAAGTTAGGAATACAAATAATTACAAAGTACCTGGTGGAGAAAAAATTAAGAAAGACTGGGTAGAAGAGAATGGTGGAATATGAGAAGTGAATTAAACTATGACAGAAGTAATATTCGTACTAAAGTAAAAAGTCTGTGTGGCAGAAACTTTAGTGGTATAGATGATATAATAAATGATTTAATAAACGTAGCAGTTGAGCTGTTTGGTAATACTATCCAATCAGTTTATGATGAGTTTGTATATACACATACAATTTCTAGTGGTGAGGTATCTGCAAAAACAGATGAGTACAATTTACCTAACAGAACTAAAGTAATCCTAGATGCATTTTACATAGATGTTTCTGGTAGCGAAGAGGTATATTATCCGTTGCATATACGTAGCCCACTAGATTTTAATGAAGCATCTAACTACCAAATGGGCACCACATATGGTAGACCCTCCTTTGATTATGCAACTGATACATTAAAGTTTGGACCAGGATATATGTCTAGTCGTGCAACACGTGC